AGAGTTACGGAACGAGCGCAAGCGAGAGCGTTTTTTACCAGCGCGATAATGTTCGATATCTCCATCTTTGTATAATTTATTAAATTTTTCTTCCTCTTCAATTCGTTGTTCTTCAGATTTTTCAGATATTATTTTACGCTGAATAGCTTTCTCTCGATCGGTATAAATGCGATTTCGGTAATAAGCTGGGAGAGGGCTTTTGAAGCCACCTCTATGAGTTACATAGTTTCGTTCAAGGTCAGCTTTATGATATTTTATCATGGCATCGGTTAAGTAGTTTGCGCCAAGACCTTTGGACATCAGAGAGAACTCTTTAAGACGGTCATCACCTTTGTATTTCGGAATTATTCCGTCTTTGTTGATGTATTTTGTAACATATCGTATAGAAGCACCGGAAACGTTGCCAATGTCAACAGTACCGCGGAGAGTATCTGTCTTATCATGTTTGTTATGTGAAACCCAAGCTTTCTCGATGTAAGAAAGATCATCCACATTGAATAATATAAGGTGGTAGTGTGGGCGCTCAGTAGTGCTACCATATTCACCAACAGCGTAGTATCTGATTTTTTCATGATTCAGTTTACGCAACCTTTTAAAGAAAAGTTGCAAGTGTCGCTTATCCAGTGTAAGACGGCCATTGGGCGTTACTTTAGCCATACCATCAGCGTAGGTTAGTGTAACAAAGTAGCTGGACGTAGATATCTTTTCCTCTTGTTGCATACGAAAGACCCAAGAGGACACCCGGTTTTTTTGGCATACAGCACAGCGTCCGCAGGGAACTGGCACACGGCCAGTTCCACCTTTTGCGACGTCTTTGTGCGAGTCTACGTATATGGGCCAATCACAAGGCATTAGAGCCTAGGTACTTCGAATTTCGGTAATGCACGGACTACGGAAGCGTTAACAAAGGAGTGCGCCCAGATGTGATCTCCTTCCTCAACAGCGAATATACGGGTATCAGGATCAGCGGTAATAAAGGCACCGTTTAGAGCAGGTTCAGAGCCGAATATACGGCCAAGATGCCAGAATTCGAGGGTGTCACGCATATCACCAGCGACACGAGAGTTCATAAATTTGCATTCAGCATACCGAGGTATATAGCCGAAGGTTGCTTCAGGATCAGCAGATTCAGAGTAGATCTCTTTAACTTTGACGGCTTGTTCACCAATATGAGCGAAAGTTGGCCAGGGATAGTCGAAGCGATCGAAGCGAGTAAGGGAACGGTGGATACCTTGCTGATAAGCGGTAGTAGGTTGGATATTGATTAATACCATAATCCAGCCATGCTCCTCGGCCTTATAATTGAAACGGTTAGAGCCAGAGACAGAGATACCGTGTCCTGCCATATAGCCAGTAGGATTGACGTCGACACCTACTTCAGTGGTAGCAGTAGAGAGAACCTCGGAGATAACCATACGAGCGAAAGAGCCGCCCAGGTATTCAGGTCGTTGGAGTCTCTTATCAGAGGAGTGAGCACCGAAGTGAATCATATTAGACTCAATATAGCGAGTACCGCCACGGGCATCGAGTTCCAGGAATTGTTGGAGCTTGAAAGCACGACGAACAGAGATAATGTCAGCAGCCTGGGCAGTCAGGGCAGAAGTTTCTGCAACCATGTTAGCATTAGGATCGAGGTAAGCGCCTGTATAAGTATCAGGGCCGGGTTCGAAAGCGGTATAACTTCCCAAAGGAGAGGCCTGTGGAGGAATAGACATCCGATGAAGGTTAGTAGCATCACCGATAAGGTCACCATTAGCATCACGGACCTGCATACCTACATTGGGAGAAGCTTGAATGTCGAGAAGGACGTTAACATCTTCGAAAGTGCCCAGGGGAAGAATAGCAGAATCGCCTTTTTGTGGCCAGGGCAAACAAGATGTGAAATAGTCACGTTGCCAGGCCCGGTTTAGAACATCATAGCTAGCAGAATATGCAGTAGTATTGTCGCCAGCGCCCAGGGCAAGGAACAGTTCACCGACCAGATTTTGGTCACGGTAGAACTCATCATAAATTTTATGGTAGGCGGCCAGGGGAAAGGGTGAAACAGAGATATCAGTTGTACTTCCAGTAGGATATCCGAGATAGTCAGGAAGAGAGCCTACATCCCAATTTTGCATATCAATATAAGGAGGGTCAGCTTCAGAATTACCAGTGATCCAGTCCTCCCATTCATCCCAGAGGATACGATTAGGAACAAAGAAAGCATGAGCGGTAACGTTAACACGGTGCATCACCGGTGCAAGGAGAGGAGCGAACCGGAGCATATTTTCGAGATTGATAGAGAACCGATCGGAAGGTAGAACTTCCATACAAGTAATAGGAACAAGTTGGCCCATTTTACAGGAGAATTTAACATCGTGGGAGAGGTCGAACCTAGAGAAACGAGGTTTAGCCATAGCCACTTGTGAGAATATATTTGACATAGTTGTAGTTTTAAAAGTGAGAGCCTTTGTTGCTTTATCTGTTTCCATTGGCCCTCACGTTAATTGTAATCTATCGGAATAAAGTACTAAAGACGGATGCCACCACGAGCAACAAGACGAGTTCGGGATTTACCACGCCTGCGACCACGAGAACGACTAGAACGACGGCGGGAGCGAGAAAACCTCTTTTTTTTTCTGTAACGCATAATATAAGATTTTTAAGGTTATTACCATCCAGAACCACCGTTGATTTTCGAGCGTGGTTTTTCAGGTAGTTTAATATTGTATTTATCGAGTATACCAGAGAGTAAGCGAAAGAGCACATTATCATTAGGACGAAGATTTCTTTCATAGAGTTTTTTGTCCAGTTCCTTTAGATCGGAACCTAAGTTAGTATTGCGAATAAGAGCTTGTGTTTGTTGTCTACCTATACGAGAGTTGAGAATACGTTCAGCAGATTCACGAATGTCATAGCCTAAGCGAGTGTTTTTACGTTCATTTTCATTAGCAGTAAACGCAGTATCAGTAAGCGTTTTTTGTGTAGAAGCTTTGAGAGCGTCAAGAGAATAAGAGAACATCTCTTTAAGTTGATCAGTTTCGATAGCAGTTTTTTTGGTGCGGGCACCAGTGAAGATAGCATTGGCCAGGTCGAGCGCCACCTTGGATTTGATGGCGTTGGTTTGTTCGAGTAAGTTATCGACCTGGGCCTGCTGGAGTTGATAGTTGTTGTATCTAGAGAGGACATCAGTGTTGTCAAGTACGGGGGTAAATTGAGGTGTGGGTGTGTCTGCCTTCGCCACCGGTCCCGCGGTACCTGCAGTACCGCCAGAGGAACCGCCATAGACTAAATGAGGATTCAGGCCAGCACCTTTGAGCCTTGCCATTTGTTGAGACGGATCATTGTACTCATTTTGCATACGCCAGAAATTAATATTGTCATTGTACTGGCGTTGATACATACGCTCAGACCAGCGTTGAGAACGGCGATTTTGCGAACCTTGAGAGACTGCACCTATTGCTGCAGATCCGAGAGCGCCAGCGGCGCCTAATATTGCGGGTATTGGCATAATCTTTTTTTTTAGTTTTTTTTGAATTTTTCAAATTCGACACAAACCCCAGGTCATTTCCTTTTTCAAACTTACAGTTTTTTTAGGTCATTTCCAAAGGGTCTGTGTCAATTAGCTATTATCTATCAAGAAAGTATAATAGCTTAGCGAGATTAGCCATCCCGCTTTTGTGGCTTACACGCTACCGCGTATTTGCGCACATTGGGTTGTTTAAGGTTCGATTTGACTTTCCAAATCGTCCATTGCTTGTAGGTCACGAGCCTTTTCGGCATCTTCTGGGAACATGATGCGTTCCCGTTTACGGAGTTGTTTTTTGTCTCCATTGTCCAATTCGTCTTGTAACCAGCGTAATAACGCCATGAGCAGAGCATAGGCTAAGGGCCTCCAATTTTTTAACATGATAGATTAATTTAATTAGTTAAGAAATAATTAGTTTTGTGTGGTCACATGCATTACTACTTCTCCATTTGAAAGAGTAAGAAAAGTATATAAGTTTTGCCACATTATAGCACCAGTTTTACGATTATAGGCGATGATGATATCTCCATGATGAAATTCAGTTTTAACGATGTATTTCATTACTATTTTTTTTGCGCTTAAGATTTGGTTTCTTCGTCCGGTTGATCGACCAGGGCAGCAGCAGCCGCAGCAGCAGCAGCGGCGCGGGTTTTGATTTCGGTATCTCGTTTTTTGATAGTTTTTACCTTTTCTTCGACTTCTTCTTTTAATTGTCGAGCATAATCAAGTTTTTCGAGTTTATCCATTTTTTCGATGTCGGGAATGTCCGGTACGTCGTCTGGATTTTCATAGCCGACAGAGTCGGGCAGTGTAGGTATTTCAAAACCGCGAGTGAATTGTTCAACGAGGGTTTTGATTTGAATAGAACCGTCCGGAACGGTCATAGAGTCACCGGGTATGATTTCATGTTTGTTTTTGGTGTGGTCATAGTTCCACCAGGTGCGAATGGTTTTCATATCTTATCACGATTTTGGTTAGAGTTACGGAACGAGCGCAAGCGAGAGCGTTTTTTACCAGCGCGATAATGTTCGATATCTCCATCTTTGTATAATTTATTAAATTTTTCTTCCTCTTC